CCCCCCCCTTCCCGTGCTACAATTCTCTCAGTTCACACCCCCACCTGAACCGATGACCGAAGCATACGCCGTTTTCACCACGGGCAACGACTACTACGATCGCCCCGAACTGTTCGGACTCTATGCCACCGCTGAGAAGGCAGAGGCGGATGCCGCTGGATTGCGGGAGCGCCTGGAGGATGAGGATTGCGCCTCCCATCCTGGTGAGCGCCTCTACGCTGAGGTGAGCGTCGCCTACGTTCCCATCCGATGATCCTCACGGGGCGGGTTGACCACCTGCCCCACCCATAGACTACAATTCTCCCAACCGACACCGACCCCCATGATCAACGCCGCAACCGCTAACCGCCTGGATCTGCTGCTCGCAGAATGCCGTGGAGAAATTTCTTACCGTCGCCTCCCCACCCGTCGCCCTCGCAAGGGTGAGACCTGGCAGCGTCAATCTCAGCATGGCAAAGGCGCCGCAGTTGGCAACGTTCGCTCTGGCGACTTCGGTTCTACTGGTGACACCGCTGCAGGCGCTGGTAAGGGTATGACTCTCACCCGCGTTTGTGGCATTGGTAAGGAAATGGTTCGCGATCTTGATTCTGTCGTTAAGCGTGCCAACGTACAGTATGCTGCCGATCGCCGCGCTGCAGCATTGGATCGGCGGGGGGTCTGATATTCGTTCGTGGCATGTTCGTGATGGACAGTTGTATGGGTCGCGCCCCGCCGTGGGCGCCCCGCCGTGCCCCCCCCCGTTATAAAAATCATTAACTACCCTAACCTACAGAGGTGACAAAAAGCGAGAGTGTTGTTAGACTTAAAAAAATTTCCGTAGGTTAAAGTTGGATAATAAACCATTTTATAATAAAAAAATTCCGGACAATAAAACGACCCTCGGAGAACAATTAGAGTATATTTGGATATGTGTAAAGGAAACCGTAAAAATACTTTTATGTCGTGAGTGAATATATAATGGGACTAACGCGGCGCCCCATTTAAATATTATTGAAAAATGGATAAAGTTTATCACATATACGCAAAGGACAAGTGCATATATCACAATCTTTCAAAGAACAAATTTGAGGAAACTTGGGAAATGATGCACAGAATGATTGAGATTCTTGATGTAAAATTTAAAAAAGAAGATTTACAATATGAAGAACTTGCAGTCAGTAAAGAGACTATAAATGCTTCTTCTTTTTGATTCTTACCGATTGACAAATACTAAATAAGACGATAAAATTGATTTTGAAGGTTACTAAAACTTATGGCAAAAGGATTCACTGTTAAAACGGTAGCACCAAAACCCCAAACCGAAGAGTGGGATTATGATGCTATCAGAGAAAGAATGCGTGGAAAGTCAATTGTTTTTTGTCTTCCTGGCAGAGGTTGTTCATACACATTTCTCAAATCGTTTGTGCAACTGTGCTTTGATCTAGTAAAGAATGAAATGAGTATCCAGATTTCTCAGGATTACTCTTCAATGGTTAATTTTGCAAGGTGTAAAGTTCTAGGTGCTAATGTCCTGAGGGGCCCCAATCAAGTGCCTTGGGACGGAAAACTCGATTATGATTATCAACTATGGATTGATAATGATATTGTTTTCAACTCAGAAAAATTCTGGCAACTATGTGATCTTGCATTCCCTGCAGAAGGTGATGAGCGTCCTATCTCTGCTGGTTGGTATGCAACTGAAGACGGGCACACAACCTCAGTTGCTCACTGGCTAGAAGAAGATGACTTCCGCAAAAATGGCGGAGTTATGAATCATGAGACTGTTGAATCAATCTCAAAGCGTCGTAAACCATTCACAGTAGACTACACTGGATTTGGTTGGGTTCTGATTAAAAATGGAGTCTTTGAAAATCTCGAATATCCTTGGTTTGCTCCTAAAATGCAGGTCTTCGAATCTGGTCAAGTTCAAGATATGTGTGGAGAAGACGTTTCTTTCTGTCTTGACGCCATTGAGAAAGGCTTTAAGATCTGGTGTGATCCTCGGATCCGTGTTGGACACGAAAAAACTCGTATTATCTGATGACTACAAAATTTTACAACGTACTATACAAAGGTCGTAAAATTTATTCTAACCTCAGTATTGAAGAATGTACTGAGGTTCTTCAAGACTTTTCTGAAAATTATTACGAAGAAAAGTCTTTTGATCCTATTGATATTGAACTGGAGGAAATTTAAATGGCTAAAGGTGGATCTAATAAAGTATTGTTCGAACCAGGAGCACCTAAAAAAACTCGTCAGGGGCGATCTCCTCGTACACTACTTTCAGCAACTTCTCGTAATGGACGTAAAAAGAAGTATCGCGGACAAGGAAAATAATATTCAGAGTGCTTAAATAGAATTAAGCACTCTTTTTTTATGCAATTTACAGAAAAGGAACTTTATATTTTAAATTGGATTCGTGAAGTATCTAAAGTAAGAGAAGAATTAAATGGATTTGCAATATGTCCCTTTGCTGCAAATTCAAAGTTTAAGATAGTAGAGTGCTCTGCTGAAGAAATTATACCTATTGAAGGTTATCAGGTTATAATTTATATCATTGAAGACTATTTTGATTTGAATGCGGTTCAATTTTGGGTTGATTTTTATAATTCTCAGTATGAAAAGTGGAAATTCTTTGAAGATTGTGGAATGTACAAGACTTATATAAATGATATTCAAACAAATAATGGAAAATACAATTTAATTTTGGCACAACCAACAGATAAACTGCGAAAATTTAGAGAAAAATTGGCAAAAACAAAATATTATAATTTATGGGATAATGATTATCTGGAAGAAATTCTAGAAAATGACATTGATATTATAAAAAAATCATAAACGGGATAGCAACCCCGTAAAAAGTTCTGATTTTAAAAAATCAGGAGCAAAAAAATGACTAAAAAAGTCGATAAAGATCAAAATTTTATGAAGAATGAGTGGGGAACAGAATATTTGTCAAGCGAATACGGTTGGGAAACGAAAATTAAAACCAAAAAAATGCTTAGAGAAATATCAAATGATGATTTGACTCCAAAGAAGCATGATTTTATTATACAAAACGAATTGCATTCAAAGATAAGAAATGATGAGGATTATGACGATTGGGAATATGGAACAGAACCTATAATAGGAATGTAAAAAGGTCTCTAAATAATACAGAATTTATAACCTTTCATATTATAAATGCCTGTCGAAAGAGTTTCAAAGGGATTTAAAGATATAAGTCTTTCGTTTCAGGTAAGTCCCCTGAATTATGATCTTCTTACGATTAAAAATGAAACTGCGATTGCCCGTTCGGTTAGAAATTTAGTTCTATATGGAACTGGCGAAAAATTCTTTAATGAATCATTTGGATCAAAAGTATCTCGTTCTCTTTTCGAAAATATTGACGAAATATCTGCTTCAATATTAAAAAGCGAGATTGAGATTGTAATTAAAAATAATGAACCTAGAGTCAACCTAATAAGTGTTGATATTTCTCCAAATTATGATACTAATGAATTTAGTGTGATTATTAAATATTATATTATTGGTATAGAAGCATTACCTCAGCAATTATCATTTGCATTACAACAATCACGATAAATGGCACTAGTCAATTTTACAAATCTAGATTTTAATAATATTAAGAGTTCAATAAAAGATTATCTTAGATTGAACTCAAATTTTACCGATTATGATTTTGAAGGATCTAATCTGTCTATAATAATAGACATACTGGCATATAATACGTATATTTCTTCGTATAATGCCAATATGATAAGTAATGAAATCTTTATAGATAGTGCTACTTTACGAGAGAACGTAGTATCTCTTGCAAAAAATATTGGTTACATACCAAAATCCAGAATTTCATCAAGATCTAAAATAAGTTTTTTTGTAGATACTACAGAGTTATCATTTAATCCTGTTACACTAACTTTAAAAAGGGGTATAGTTTGCTCTACACCGTCTTCTTTTGGTCGTGAAAGTTATACTTTTAGTATATTAAATGATGTTACTGTTCCGGTAGTAAATAACCTAGCATTTTTTTCAGAGGTTGAAGTTTATGAAGGAACATATCTAACTTCAAATTTTACAGTTGATTCTTTAAATCCAAATCAAAAATTTATTTTAAACAATGCAAATATTGATTCTTCACTAATAAGTGTTCAGGTAAGAGATAATCAAAATTCCTCATCGACAACAAAATATAATTTATCAGATAGTCTCTTTAATATTGGATCGGAATCAAAAGTATTTTTTATCCAAGAGATAGAAGATCAAAGATATGAATTAATATTTGGTGATGGAATTTTTGGAAAAAAACTTGACGCTAATAATTATATTGAGGTTTCTTACGTAGTTACCAATGGTCCTGCTGCAAATGGTTTGAGTAATTTCGCTTTTGCTGGTAGGTTAATTGATAATGAAGGAAACTCTATAACCAGTGAGATATCAGATCTCACAACAGATGAATCCTCAACTGGCGGAAAAGATATTGAATCCATAAATTCAATTAAAAAATATGCACCTAGAATATATGCAGCACAAAATAGAGCTGTAACTTCTTCTGACTATGAAGCAATTATACCACAAATTTACCCAGAAGCAGAGTCAGTTTCTGCCTTTGGTGGCGAAAATTTAGATCCTCCAGAATATGGAAAGGTTTTTATAACAATAAAACCAACTAATGGCGCATTTGTACCAAATTCAATAAAGGATAATATTATATCTTCATTAAGAAAGTATAGTGTAGCAGGAATTGTTCCTGAGATCTTAGATCTAAAATATCTCTATGTCGAGTTTGATAGTAGAATTTATTACAATACTAATTTCTCGTCGAGTCCAAGCAATATTTCTAATAGTGTATTCAATAGTATTTCTGAATATGCAAATTCATCTGAGTTGAATAGATATGGTGCAAAATTTAAATATAGTAAGTTTTTGAAAATAATTGACAATTCTGAGCAATCAATTACGTCAAATATTACAAAAATTCAAATAAGACGCGATTTAAGTCCGGTTTTAAACGTTTTATCTGAATATGAGATATGTTTTGGAAATCAATTTTATGTCGAAGGTGGGAATGGATATAATATCAAATCTTCGGGATTTGAAATTGCAGGAATAACAGGAACAGTATATCTATCTGACATACCCGATGTAAGCACCGATGGAAGGTATGGATCTCTGTTTTTCTTCAGATTAGATTCGAACACTCAATCTTCAACTATTAAAAAATCAGTAGGAAAGATTGATTACTTGAAAGGTGAAATTTTATTAAATCCAGTAAATATTATTGGCACTTCAAAATTCTTTGAAGGTAGACCAATCATTGAAATTTCTGCAATACCAATATCAAATGACGTGATAGGTCTAAAAGATTTATACTTACAGTTAGATGTTAGCAATAGTTTTGTTACAACCCTGAAAGACGAAATTGCATCAGGATCTGATATTTCTGATCTTAACCTTCCATATAAAAATACAACCTACACTGGCACAACATACATAGTTACATCAAGCTACGATACAGGGAACCTAGTAAGATTATAAGAAATGGCAGATACTAGAATCAAAATCAACTCTATTGTTGAAAATCAACTTCCATTATTTGTGCGCGAAGAGTATCCTCTCGTCGCAGAATTCCTATCACAGTATTATAAGGCACTTGAATATAAGGGTGGAGTGTCCGATATACTTCAAAATGTAGATCAATATGTGAAATTGGAACATTTAACCAATCTTACAGACTCTACAATTTTGAGTAATAATATTGATTCTATAAAAGATATTATTGAAGTAGAATCTACTTATGGATTTCCTGATAGCTATGGATTGATTCAGATTGATTCTGAGATCATTACTTATACTGGAATAACAACAAATCAATTTGTTGGTTGTGCTAGAGGATTTAGTGGTATTACAACATATCAAGGAAATACTAATTTAGATCAACTTGTATTTTCCCAATCGGGCATAGCAACACATGCTAGCGGATCTATTGTAAGCAATTTAAGTATTAGATTTCTTAAGGATTTCTTTAAGAAAATAAAAAAACAAATTGTTCCTGGATTTGAAGGCAGAGAATTTTATGAGAATGTAAACGAAAAACTTTTCATTACCAATTCAAAAGATTTTTACACATCAAAGGGAACCGACCAATCATATAAAATTTTATTTAAAGCTTTATATGGAGTAGAAGTTGAAGTAATAAAGCCAAAAGATTACTTGATAGAGCCTTCAAATGCCCAATATAGGATAGTTAAAAATTTAGTTGTAGAGCCAATAGACGGTGACATTAATGATCTATTAAACAAAACGATATATCAGGATCAAGGAGATCTTTATAATGGAGCAAATGGTGTAGTTAATACTGTAGAAAAAATTGTAAGAAATGGTAATGAATACTATGTGTTAAGTTTAGATTTTGATTATCAAAAAGATATAGGTCTGACTGGATCTATTTTTGGTGAATTCGTAATACATCCAAAAACAAAAATACTCAACAATGTTGCAATAGGTGCAACATTTATTGACGTAGAATCAACAGTATCATTTCCAAATGATACTCTGTTATATACAAAACTAAGCAATGGCACGACAGTTTCTATTGGATATTCTGGAAAAAGTTTAACCCAGTTGTATAACTGCTATGGAATAGATCAAGAAATTCCATCAGGATCTGATTTAAATGTTGATGCATATGCTTATGGTTATAATAAAAATAATGAATTAGTCAAGTTTAGAGTTACTGGAGTCCTTTCTGACTTGGATATTATTGACAATACTTATTATTTTTCAAATAACGATACTGTAAGAATCAAAACTCTAGGTTATGATTCTAAGAAATTTAGAGATAATAACTGGTTATTTAATATATGCCCAAGTTATACTATAAAATCATTAAATCTCATAGATTCTACAGATTATACCTATAGATTGATAACAGTAGATCAAAATATTTTTAATATTGGCGATACATTAGAACTATTAATAACAGATGGTTCGAAAATAAAAACTACAATTTATTCTATAGAAAATAGAAATAGTTGTATTATTAGGGGACAAGGATTGATTCCCCCAATTAACTCAATTGTTGATGTAAAAAAATCTCTTTCAAGAGTAAATTCATCAAATCAACCAGAACTAAATCTTTACACAACAAATGTACAAAATGTATATACAGATTTAGATTCTACATTTGTAACTGCACCGTCAATACCCACTTATCATGAAGAACCTTTAAATATAAATGATTTGTCCGTTACATTTTCTGGTTCTTTCTCTGGAGAAGAGATGGGGATCATTCGTCATGGATTTTATACGGGAGATGCAATATGGTATAATGAAGTAGATGAAAATAATAGACTGGATATTCTTAATGGAATATATTATGTAAAAAAAATTGATGAAGATACTATAAAATTATCTAAAAGTAGATCCAATATAGACAATGATAAGTTTATCAATGTCAATGGAAACGTAACAAATAATAAATTTGAGTATTATAAATTTCATTCACAAAAGATCGAGCCTCAAAAAATTATAAGAAAAATATCAGAACCTGAAGATGATGGAAATATTCACGAAACTTCTCCGGGAGCTATTGGAATTTTAGTTAACGGCGTAGAAATATTAAACTATAAGTCTGCGGATAGTGTTTTTTATGGAGAACTTGAAGAAATTATAGTTTCTGGTGGAGGTTATGATTATGACGTTGTAAACCCACCTATTTTGCAGATAACTGATAGTGCTGGTATTGGTGCAACTGGATTTTGTTCAGTTGTAGGAACTTTACAAAGAATTGATATTATAGATCCTGGGTTTGATTATGTTTCTACTCCGATAATAACAATCACTGGATTGAATGGACAAGAAGCAACAGCAAAGGCAACATTAACCTCATTTGAGCACTATGTTGATTTTAATTCAATATCCAGTGCAAACATGGTTGATTTGACAAATAATACTATAGCATTCTCAACATATCACAAATTCAGAGATGCTGAAAGAGTTATCTACAGAACTGATAAGCAACAATCTGTAAGTGGGTTGACAACAGATGCACAATATTATGTTTATGTTGAAGATGCATATACAATTAAACTTCACAATACCCAAAACGATGCTGTTATTGGAATTAACACGGTCAATTTAACATCTTATGGTGTTGGAAATCATAGGTTTAGATCATATTCTCCAAAGAATAAAATTGGATTCGTTAATATAATAAACAATGGATATAACTTTGTAAATAGAAAAATCTCCGTTAGTAGATCTGGTATTAATACATACTCAAATACTATCACTGCAAAAAATCATGGATATAACGAGGGAGACGTAATATGCTATAACTCAACATCTCCTATCGATGGATTATCAACTTCTAAGAATTATTTTGTCTCTAAAATTAATAATGACAACTTTAAATTATCTGAAGTTGGTATTGGAAGTACTTTATCTGGATATTTTTATAATACAAATCAATTTGTCAGTTTAACTTCAACAAATGACGATAAACATTATTTCAATTACCCACCTATTGAAATTTCAATAAATGGCGTCATAGGAGTTTCTACAAAATCTGGACAAGATTTTAATGCCAAAGTTAGACCGATTATTTTGGGAGAAATACAATCGGTTTTCTTAGAGTCTGGTGGAGTTGGATATGGTTGTTCGGATATTATAGGATATAATAGACAACCTCAGATTGCACTCATTAATGGAGATGGTGCAGAAATAACTCCAATTGTTTCCAATGGAAAAATTGTTGATGTTTTAGTTAATAATTCAGGAGCAAATTATAATTCAACACCGGAAGTAATTTATTATGGAGAAGGATATTCTTCACTATTAACTCCAGTAATTGCGGATGGAAAATTAACTGAAGTAAAAGTAATTAATGGTGGTGTAGGATTTAACACTTCAAGTACAACGGCAATTATACTTCCTGCAGGTCAAGAGGCAAAATTCGAGGCGAAGATCAAAGAATGGACAATAAATCTATTTGAAAAATTATATCAAAATAATAAAATCTCAAACGATGATGGCATAGTTGATTCTGGTATTAACAGTGATTATGGACTTCAATATACTCACATATATGCACCTAGAAGTTTAAGGAAAACTTTACTATCAGCAAGATTTGTAGACGGTAATTTAAATTACACTTCCGATTTGGTTTTAATAAACGACAAAGAAGTTAAATCTTCGTCACATTCGCCAATAATTGGGTGGGCTTATGATGGAAATCCAATTTATGGTCCATATGGATTCACTAAGGTTGGTTCTAGATCCGGCACAGTGAAAGAAATGATAACTGGATATGAAATAATACAAAATCTACCAATTACAAGACCAAGTTTGGATTTATATCCAAAAGGATTTTTTGTTCAAGATTATGAATTTAAAGCAAAAGGTGATTTGGATGAATATAATGGAAGATGGTGTATAACCCCAGAATATCCAAATGGAGTTTATGCATATTTTTCTACCATTAATTCTGATACCGTAGAATCATCTGGAGTATTTAAAAATTATAAAAAACCCGAATTTCCATATTTGATAGGAAATAGATTTAAATCAAAACCTATAGAGTATAATTTTACAAGATATGCCAATCAGGATAGTATAGATCTAAGTGGAACTTACTGGCTTAGAAATACAACGCCATATGGTCTTACAAATGAAAATACTAATTATGATTACTTAATAAAACCTTCGAATATTCAGAATCAAACTTCAAAAATTAAATTTACAACTAAAGGATCAATTAATTCTATAGGAATTGTTAGTGGTGGAATAAATTATAATATTGGAGATTTGGTAGTATTTGATAACACAGAAAGTGGCGGAAGAGGTGCTTCTGCAAAAGTATCACTAGTCAAAGGAAGTGAGGTTGAGGAAATATCATGCTTGACAAGTAAAATTCAAAATATAGAATTTTCGCCATATTCAACTTTAGGAAATTTTATAGGATTTTCTTCGTTACCTCATGGACTTAAAAATTCTGATTATGTTTATATAACAGGTATTAACACAACTACTACAAATTTAAATAATTTATATGAAGTTGGGGTCAGGCCTGAAACCTTTAAATTGATTAGTGGAATAGGCAGTGCTGCATCTACTGGTATTGTTACATATTTCAACATTTCCGGATCTATAGTATATCCAAATATTAGAGAAAATGATATATTGGGAATAGGTACCGAAAAAATAAAGGTTTTATCGGTAGATCTAAAATCCTCTAGAATTAAAGTACAAAGACAATATAATAATACTATAGGATCTGCTCACACATCTTTAACTCCTCTTTACGAAGATCCTAGAAAATTTACAATTAGAGTTGGTTATAATACAACTAATCAATATAGACTGAACAGAGAAATTTATTTCAGTCCTCCAGAATCTCTTGGAATTGGTACGGTTTTGGCAGGATCTTCGTACACTGCTTACATATCAAATCCGGGAAGTGGTAGTTCTATTATAAACATTCCGGTAAGATCAATTTATCTCGAAAATCATGGATTAGAGACTGGAGATAGTTTGATTTATTCTTCCAATGGAGGAACCGTAATATCTGTTTCTACAAATGGGTCTTCTAGTTTTCAACTATTAAATAACCAGATAATTTATTCAGTAAAAATTGATAATAATTTGATAGGAATATCAACATTAAGAGTTGGCGTTGGATCGACAGGAACTTATGTTGGTATCGATAGTAGTAAACCCACCAGTATTTTATATTTTACTGGAATAGGGACCGGAACAATACATAGTTTTAAAACAAATTATGATAATGTCGTAACAGGTTCTGGAATTAAAAATATTGTTACAGTTTCTACAGCATCTACTCATGGACTCAATACAAAAGACTCAATTTATGTTAATTCCTCTCCCGGAATATCAACGACTATATCAATAAAGTATAATGATTATAATAGGAGGTTGATAGTAAATCCAAGATCTTTTGTATCATCAGATATTAACATTTCAGATGATATCATTACAATCAATAATCATGGATATGAAAACGGACAAAAAATAATTCACACCTCAACTTCTCCATGTGCAGGACTATCTAATGAAAAAATTTACTATGCAGTAGTGTTAGATGAAAATAAAATTAAACTATCTGAAAATTATTATGAATCAATATCGTCTAAACCCTCAACAGTGAGTATTGGCAGTTCTTCTTTTGGAACAGTATCTCCAATAAATCCACAATTATCAGTTTTAGAGGGATCATCAGTAACTTTTGATTTGTCAGATCCTTCCTTATCATATAGCAAAAATTCTACTTTATATTCTGCATTTGAACTCAATTTTTACTTAGATAAAAATTTCAAAAATAAATTTGAAACTTCACAATTATCAAATGAATTTGAAATCTATAGAGAAGGAACTGTAGGCATAGATCCAACAGCCAAGGTAAAACTAAATGTAACAAATAATTTCCCACAAACTATCTACTATAAACTAGATATTGTCAATATTGATAATATTCCATTAGAGAAGTCGCAATTAATAATTGATAACGAATATATCAGCGAAGGTAATACAATATACAGATATGAAAGCGAATATACTGGAACATATAAAATATCGGGTATTGGATCTACAACATTTAGTTTTAGTATACCAAATGTTCCGGAAAAAAATATCTACAGAAAAAATGAAGGATTATTTGAATATTATACAGATTCTAAAACTGCATATGGAGAAATTTACAAATTAGATATTGACACAACAGGATCTCAATACGAAAAACTTCCTGGAATTTCTACAGTCATAACAAAAAGAGGTACGGGAGCTGTTCTTTTACCATATAGTTCAAATATTGGACAAATTAAATCATTGACAATAAATGATATTGGTTATGATTATTATGCAGATACAACAATTAGACCATTAGCAAAACTTCCAGAAATATTAAAAATTTCAACACTAACTTCATTTGAAAAAATTGGTATAACTTCTGCAGGAATAAATTATGCGGTTGCTCCAGATCTTTTAGTAATAGATGGTCTAACCAGGAATATCGTTGACGATGTTGATTTATCATATAAAGTTGGAGATACTGAAGTCACTATTTTGAAAAATACTACAGGAATTAGTAATGTTTCTCCAATTATTATTCCAATTAATAATTCTAATGGGGTTGGTATATCAACAATTGGTTATGATTCTTTGACAAATTACGTTACTGTTGGACTTGCAGTTAGTTATAGTAATGCTTCAGATTTTCCATTTTCTATCGGGGATAAAGTATTAGTAGAAAATATTAGTGTTGGAATAGGATCTACAGGAAAAGGTTATAATTCTTCCCAATATTCGTATAATTTATTCCCAGTTGTATCTGTTACACCAAATATAGGTGGTATTAATGCAAATATAACATATGATCTTAAAGAATATATTTCTTCAGGAGAAGTTCCTGGTAGATATGATCCTATTAATTCTAAAGGTAGAATAATCCCAGAAAAGCATTTTCCAAAATTTGATGCAATTTTGACGAAAAATAATTTTATCAAAGGAGAAACTATAGTATCAGACGATTCAATTGGTATTGTTGAAAATTGGGATCCAAAAAATGAAATCCTAAAAGTTTCTACAACCAAAGAATTTTATATCAATACTGTATTGAGAGGTTTATCTTCAAAATCTCAAGGATTAATTTCTGATAAAGAATTTTTTGAAGCAGCCTATGAAATTGATTCTTCGTCAATTGTAACTAAAGGATGGGAAAAGCAAACTGGATTCTTGAACAATAATCAACAAAGAATTCATGATAATGATTACTACCAATATTTCTCATATTCATTAAAATCCGAAATACCATATGAAACCTGGAATACTCCGGTAAGCAATTTAAATCATGTTGTTGGTTATAAAAAGTTTAGTGATCTTGTAATAGAAACAAGAGATTTGCAATATGTTGGGATCGAAACATCGCAGGACAATGGCGATTTCTATGGAATTTGTGATTTTTCCTCTACATTAAACTTAAATCATGTCTATGATTATGATCTTGTTTTTGAAGAGTCTATTAATGTTGATAATAATATTATATCAACGGATATTGTGTTTACTTCAAAAGAAATACAAGATTATCTACAATCAACAGGAAATAGAGTATTAAATATAGACGATTTTAGTGATTTATTTAAGAGTGTTCCTAGATCAACTCCATTTTCCATTGTTGACACATTTAGATTGTCAGATTCGAGATCTAGAAAATATATCACATATGTAAGAGATAAACGATTTACATCAGATAGACAAATTCTTTTAGTATCATTGTTATATGACAATGATTTTGGATATTTAAATCAATATGGTAGAGTTGAGAGTTATCTTGAAGATTTGGGATCATTTGATTTTAATGTAACTGGAGATGAAGGTAATTTGCTATTTTATCCTTCAAAGTACACTATTAATGATTATAATATAAGTTCACTATCATTTAACTTGAAGGACGATCTATCAGCAACAGCAACGTCTTATTTTGGTGACATTGTTAGGTTATCAACTAACAATGTTAATGCAAGTCCTTCCACACCTTCAGCTATAGTATCGATAGCATCTACATATCGATCAACAAAAATTTTAGTTCAGATTGAAGGAAATAATGATTCATATGAATATGAAGAATTGACAGCAATTCACGATGGATCTAATGTAGAACTTTTGGAATATGGACAAATTTCAAACCATTCAAGAAATGCATATTCAAGCAGTGGTTTGGGTACATATAATGCATACTTGTCCGGTCCAGGATTAATAGTCGAATTCACACCAAATCCGGGAATTGCTGCGACTATAAACACGATGGCAATATCATTTGCAGCAAATACAAGCGGATCCGTTGGTACAGGAACTGCTATTCTTAATACATCATCACTGAAATCAAGTTATGTTTCTATAGCTTCTTCACCTTCACCGACTCAGAATTTAGTTTCTAGTTATTCTAGCGATTATTCTGGAGCATATTATATTGCTTCAGTTGAAGATACAACTAACAATAGGTATCAGATATCCGAATTAGTTGTTGTGGATGAAGTAGTTTTTAATACAACTTCAATTACAGAATTTGGAATTGTAGAAACTCATAGTGGAATTGGAACTTTTGGGGCAGAAATTTCAGGAAATCAAACTAACTTATATTTTACCCCAAATCCAAGTATTAATGCTCAAGTTAGAATATTCCAAGTTGCAATGAAACCTTTAGATGAAGGAATATTAACAAATAATATTGACCTTAATAATGGATTTATAAAGAGTAGTTTTGGTTCGTATGAAGGAACTGAAAGAGACGTTAGAAGATCTTTTGAATTAACCAGCGATGGAAGGGAAATTTTTAAAAGATATTTTAATGGAAGCAGTTCAACTATCGTAAATACTTCCAATAATACAATAAGAATACCCGAACACTTTTTTGTGACTGGCGAAGAACTCCAATATTCGTCTACTGGAGTTGGTAATACTAATTCGATTGGCATTACAACTGCAATATCGATCCCCGGTATAGGAGTGACCAACAAACTACCAGGAACAGTATATGTAATTAAAATTAGCGATCTAGATATAAGAGTTGCAGCTTCTGCAACAGACGCTTTAAAATCTATTCCAATTCCACTCGAACTAAATTCTTTGGGTATTGGAACCATACATTCATTCACATCCAAAAAACAAAACTCTAGGGTATTGATTGCAATTGATAATATAATTCAATCACCAATTGTTGGATCTTCAATCACTTCAACTTGCGCAAAAACAGTAGAAATTGTTGATGATAGAGTTAAATTCTCCGGAATTACTTCATTCTTTAGTGATGATTTGATTATGGTTGATGATGAAATTATGAGATTAAATACTGTAGGAATTGGAAGTACAAATATTGTACAAGTTCAACGTGGTTGGATGGGAACAAATATTGGAATTCATACCATAGGTAGTCTTATTAAAAAGATATTAGGTGATTATAATATTGTCGATAATACTATTAACTTCTATAAAGCACCATATGGAAAATCTCCGATAGGAACTGACAGCAATAGACCCGACGATAGAGATTATGCAGGAATAACAACACATTCAACATTTAGTGGAAGATCTTTTATGAGATCTTCTGCAATTAATTCTACAAATGATCCCTACGACAAAAATTATATTTTTGATGACATTTCTGAAGGATTTACTGGAATTAAATCATCGTTTACTCTCAAATCAGAGGGTAAAAATATAACAGGAATTTCCTCAGATAATTCAGTAATTTTAATAAATCAAATATTCCAAGGTCCGCAAAGACTTGGTATTGTTGATATTGTAGGTGATTATAGTTTAACTGAGAGTGCAGGCATAACTTCAATAACATTTACTGGTTCATATGACCCAGATGATATCACAAGTACTGGTTTACCCTTTGGTGGACAAATTGTTTCCGTTGGTTCAACTAAAGGTTTTGGATACCAACCTCTCGTTTCTGCAGGAGGAACAGCTATTGTTTCTGCTTCCGGAACAATATCTGCAATAAGTATTGGAAATAGTGGATCAGGTTATAGGTCTGGAATTCAGACGACTGTTAATGTTGGAGTGTATACAGAATCACTAACATCTACAAATATAACTTACGTTGGAATTGCCTCTATTATCAATGGAAATATTACTGGAGTATCAATAACAAATCCAGGAATAGGATATACCTCTTCAAATCCACCAAAAGTAATCTTTGATTCTCCACTATCGTATTCAAATATTCCTTTAGTTTATTCCAGCAATTCTACTCCAGGATTTGGTACAGGAGCGACTATTAGTATTGTAGTTGGTCAGGGATCAAGTATTGTTGATTTTGAGATTAAAAATAATGGTTATGGATATGGTCAGGGAGAAATACTAACAGTTGAATTTGGGGGATCTGTCGGCATTCCAACAGATATTACAAAAACTCTACAACCATTTACAATATCAATTGATAGAATATATAATGACCAATTCAATGGTTGGTCTCTAGGAAGCTTCCAAGTTATTGATAACATAGACGAGTTATTTGACGGCAAAGTTAATACCTTCCCACTAAAAATTGACGGTATTCAGCAATCTATTAGGTCTAAAAAGGGATCAAATATTGACGTACAATCAACTTTATTAATTTTCATTAATGATATTTTGCAGGTTCCTGGTCAATCTTATATTTTCGAAGGTGGTAGTGTTATTAAATTTACTGAAGCACCAAGATCGGGAGATACTTCAAAAATTCTTTTCTACAAAGGAACTGAAGGTGTTGATGTTGTTTCTGTCGATATTCTAGAAACTGTTAAGGTTGGTGACCAATTAAAAATTTATAGCGAAGATTTAAGTTTAAGTCAAACTAATAGGTTGGTTACAAGAGTTAATTCCTCCGATAGTGTCTTAACAAATCCATATTCAAACATTGGAATTTCTTCAAATAGAAATCTTTTAAGACCTATAATTTGGTGCAAACAAACTGATGACGTTATTATCGATGGAAAACAAATTTCTAAGAGTAGGGAATGGTATGAACCTATAGTAAATCCGTCTACAAATATAATACAAAGTGTTGGTGTTGGGTCTACATATATCTTTGTCGAAAGTGTTAAGTCCTTCTTTGATAGTGCAAAAGAAAATACAAGTTCTTCAATTTACTATACTATAAAATTAACTGATCAAAATCAAAAAGTATCGGCAGCTGCTACTGCTATTGTATCAATAGCAGGAACAATAAGTTCTATCAACTTAACTAGTGGTGGTGTTGGATACTCATCAAATCCAATAGTTACTATTGCAAATCCAGTTGGTATGGGCACAACTTTAAGGGCTTCTGCAACTTCATACATTTCTTCTGGTATAGTAACGTCAATTCAAGTAAATTATGGTGGAATTGGATATACTTCAACAAACCCACCAGTAGTTCTAATTGAAGATCCAAAACCAATATCAGAAATTATCCAATATGTTTCTTATGAGGGAGATTTTGGAAGAATAGTTGGTGTCGCAACGACTTCTATAGTTGGAGTTGCATCAACTGCGATTATATTTGATTTTTATATTCCACAAAGTTCTGTCTTAAGAAATTCTTCTATTGTAGGAACAGCAATAACTATTAGTGGTATTTCTACAGGTTATTATTTTGTAATTAATAAATCAAACGTTGGAAATGGTGTTACTTCTTTAAGAAGAGATTTATCTATTGTCGGCACCAGCACAGATTTCCTAGATAATGTATATGAAGTTATCTCAGTTTCTAAGACAACTAAGAATATTCCAGGTATAGGTGTTACATATGTTGCGAGGGTAACAACTTCAATATCATCTTATAATGGTTTAACTGGAATTGCAAACACGGGTTATTATGGAGATTATAGTTGGGGAAGAGTTTCTACAAATAGTAGAACAAATCCAAATATATTTAATTCATATAATACAAATGGAGTTTCGGGATTATCTACCAATCCTGTTCTAAATAGAGTTAATCCTTTGAGATACTTTAATTATAATTCATAAATAAATAAAAAACTTTAAAAATGTCTGCAATTATAACTGACCAATTTAGGATATTGAATGCAAAGAATTTTGTTTCTGCAGCCACTTCTTCTACAAACTCTTATTATGCATTTGTTGGTTTGACTAATGCAACTGACTATAGTTCTACGTGGGATACTTCACCACTTGCACCCAAAGATAATTTCAATGAAGAATCCGACTATTGGGACACTACAGTAGCTTTAAAAAAAATTGGAAGCGATGATGTTCGTCAAGTAATTAGAAAAATAACATGGTCGTCTGGAACTACTTATGATATGTATCGTCATGATGTAAGTAGAACAAATACATCTAAACCTTCCAATGCAACTAGTTTATATTCTTCCAATTTTTATGTTGTAAATAGCGATTTTAGAGTTTATATTTGTTTGCATAATGGAACTGATCCAGAAAATCCTACAGGAAGACCTTCATTAGATGAACCCCTATTTACTGATTTAGAGCCAAGATCTGCTGGTTCTAGTGGTGACGGATATATTTGGAAATATCTTTACACAATTAAACCCAGTGATATTGTAAAATTTGATTCTATAAACTTCATCCCAGTTCCGTCTAATTGGGAAAATAGTACAGAAAATTTTACTATTAGAGATAATGCTTCTACTAGTGGACAATTAAAAATTACAGTTGTTACTAATAGGGGAATTGGAATAGGAACTGCAAATAGAGTTTATACTAGAGTTCCAATTAAAGGTGATGGATCTGGAGCAGAGGCAACTATTGTAATTAATAATGACTCTAAGGTAGATACCGTTACAATAACTAAAGGTGGCTCTGGATATACCTATGGGACAATTGACTTAGAATCTGGAAATGTTCCAACAGGATCTACTAGACCCACTTTTGATGTGATAATTCCGCCAAAAGGAGGCCATGGTTATGATATATATCGAGAATTGGGTGCATATAATGTATTAATTTATTCCAGAATTGAAAATGACGTACAAAACCCAGATTTTGTTGTTGGAAATAAAATTGCTAGGATTGGAATCGTAGAAAATCCACAAAGTTTTAATACCGATTCAATATTAACTTTATCCAAAGCAAGTTGTCTATCTGCATTAAAACTTGTTGGTTCTGGATACAGTACTGCAGTTTTTACAGAAAACAGTTTTATCAGACAAACTATTGGTCTGGGTATAACAGTTGTTGGGCGAGTTGTTTTTTATGATCAAGACACTGGGGTTTTAAAATATTGGCAAGACAAAACTCTTGTCGGATTCAATAGCGATGGTACAAAAAACACTTCTCCAATTTATGGTTATGATATGAATGAATTTACGGCAAATCCAATATCCGGAGGTTCATTAATAATTTATGGTGGAAGTGTAAATCTTGGTATTGATACAAGTTTTACTGGTGTTTCAACTACAATAAATAGTAGGACATATTATCTTGGTCAAACTTTTGTCGATGGAATTTCTGATCCAGAAGTTAAAAAATATTCTGGAAATATAATTTATGTTGATAACAGACCTTCTATAACAAGGTCTTCAAATCAAAAAGAAGATATAAAAGTTATTTTGCAATTCTAAACGGTTATGCCTCAGGAAACTAATCTCAACGTATCGCCTTATTTTGATGATTTTGATACGGCAAATGGATATTACAGGGTATTATTTAAGCCTGGATATCCAGTGCAAGCTAGAGAATTAACCACAATTCAATCTATCTTACAAAATCAAATTGAACAATTTGGAAATCATTTTTTCAAGGAAGGTTCTGTAGTAATTCCTGGTGGCATTAACTATATTGATAGTTATAAGGCTGTTGAACTTCAAAATTTATATTTGGGAACCAACATTATTGCATACTTGCCAAGTTTGATTGGAAGAACTCTCAGAGGTCAAAACTCTGGCGTAAGGGCAACTGTGATTGGTGTATTGGATTTTACAAACTCTGATAGAGGTAATAATACATTATATGTAAATTATTTAAATTCAGATCTTGAAACAAATAGTTTTGAAGGATTTGCTGACGGAGAAATTTTAATAATTGAAGGTGCATTAACAACAAAGAGCTCTTTAAATAGAGAACAAAGTGTAATATTTCAAGACGGAGAAGGAGTTGCTGCCACAATTTCTATAGATTGCAATTCTACTGCTTCTGCTGTTGTAATTTCTGAGGGTGTTTATTTTTTAAGAGGTTGTTTTGTCGAAGTACCTGAGCAAACAATACTTTTAGAGCAATATACAAATACACCAAGTTACAAGGTTGGATTTGAAATTATTGAGGATATTATCACTTCAGATAAGGATAAATCACTGAATGATAATGCACAGGGATTCTCAAATTATTCTGCTCCTGGTGCGGATAGACTTTCGATAAAAGCAGTAATTTCCAAAGTTCCTTTGGGAACAAAAGATATTGAAAACTTTGTTCAACTTTTGGAAGTTGAAGATGGAGTACTTAGATCGGTATCAAATACTCCACAATATAACATTTTACAAAAAGAACTTGCAAGAAGAACATACGAAGAATCTGGAGATTATTATGTCGTTCAACCAAAATTAACCGCTCAGGAAACTTTAAACGACCTTAAAGGTAATAACGGTTTATTTACAGAAAATCAAATAACATATGATGGAAAAACGCCTTCAGAAGACCTTGGTACCTATGCAATATCGCCGCTAAAAGCTTTCGTAAGAGGGTATGAAATAGAAACCATATCTCCAACTTTTATTGACTTTGAAAAACCAAGGACAACCAAAAAATTAGAAAACAGAAGCATTAATTATGTAACTGGACCAACATTTACCCTGAATAGAGTTTATGGGTCACCAAGTATAGGAATTGCAACCTCTTATACATTAAGTTTAAGAGACTCTAGGGTTGGATCTGATCAAAAAATTGCTTCTGGAAAAGAAATTGGATTAGCCAGGGTATATGATTTTGCTTTAGAATCCGGATCATATAGTACAGCATATCCAGATATCAATGAATGGGACATGTCCCTTTATGACATTCAAACATATACGGAAATATTTTTAAATGAACCAATAACTTTAAGCAATTCCGTTCATGTTAGAGGGAAATCAAGTGGAGCTGTTGGATTTTTAAGATTTGATGCAAGTAACTCTGGTATAATTACCGCCTATAATACTAAGGGTAATTTTATAGTAGGCGAAAAAATTATCTTTAATGGTACAGAAAGTATAAGTAGAGTTTCTACAGCTATAACAGACTATTATCCAAACAATATCAAGTCTTTATATGGAGTTGTTGGATCAGCTTCAACTTTTACTGGAGATGTAAAACAATATCCGTCTATTAACGTTGGCCAAGTAAATATAACAATAGGTAGTGGCGGAATAAGTACAGTTTCTTCATCTTCATTCATATTCTCAGGTATAGCTACTGTAGGGAATGTTGTATCATATTCCAATCCAGGATTATCAACAGTCTCATATGCAAGAATAGAATCTGTTTTCCAGAATTCAATTAGAATTAGTGCAGTAACAAAAGTAATTGGAGTTTGTGAAGGTGATCTACCAATAACAAACATTAATCCAAGTGATTTTAATATTTTAACTTCAAGATTCCAATCTTCAACGGACAACACTTTATATACTGTATTACCAAATCAAAATATATCTACATTAGATTTAGCAAATTCCAATTTAACCATCAGAAAGGAATTTATTGTTACAATTTCTTCAAATTCAACAGGAACCATAGTTGCTGGAGATAACGAAACATTTTTACCATTCGATGAAGAAAGATATGTACTAATAAGATATGATGGACAAACAGAGTCTTTAAGTACAGATAAGTTTGTATTTACCTCCGGATCAAAAGAACTTACAATAAATGGATTAGGTTCTAATACAACTGCAAGATTAATTGCAACTTTACGAAAGACTAATATTAAAGAGAAAGTCAAAAATAAGAATAGAGTAAAATCTATTATTATTGACAAATCAAAATATGAAGGATCTGGTATTGGTTCGACAACATTTAATGACGGACTAACTTACGACAATTATCCATATGGAACTAGAGTACAAGACAGTGACATATGTTTAATGGAACCCGATGTGACCAAAGTGATTGGCATTTTCGAATCTAATGATACATCTGAACCCGATCTTCCAGCAATCAGCATGATATCTCTTTCGGGACCAACAAATAAAACCGGAGATTTATTAATTGGTGAGGAAATTGTTGGTCAAGAAAGTAATGCAGTAGCTGTTTATGTAGAAAGAATAAATGATTTAAAAATATCTTACATATATTTAAATGAAAATGTATTCAGAATTGGAGAAACTGTAAGATTTAAAGAGTCTGGAATACAATCTATAATAACAGAGGTAGAGTCTGGTGATCAAAACATAACAAATAGTTTTACTATTGAAAATGGACAAACAAATACAATTTACGACTACTCCAGAATTATAAGAAAATCAACATCTTCAGAACCTACAAGAAAACTAAAAATATTATTCGAATCTGCAAGCTATCTTCCCTCTGATACCGGAGATATTACAGTAGTAAATTCTTATAATCAGTTTGATTATTGCGATTTGCCTTTAATTAATGGTGTTAAATCTAGTGATATAATTGATATTAGACCCAGAGTATCCAATTATTCAGTGACTGCAGGATCTAGATCGCCATTTGAATTTTTAGCAAGATCATTTACTTCTAATGGAAATTCTGCATCAAATATTTTAGCTTCTGATGAATCCATATTATTGGATTATTCTTATTATTTGCCAAGAATAGACAAGATTTTCTTAACAAAAGAAGGTTATTTACAATTAAGTAAAGGTGAACCTGCAGATAATCCCCAACCACCACTTCCAGCAGATGACGCAATAGAAGTAGCAACAATGTTGCTTCCTGCATATCTTTGCGATCTTAGTTCCATTAACATAAACATGATGGAACATAAGAGATATCGAATGGTTGATATCTATAACTTGGAAAATAGAATTAAAAATCTTGAATATTATACTTCATTATCTCTTTTAGAGAGCGATACTTCCAATCTTCAAATTAGAGATGCAAATGGTCTGAATAGATTTAAATGTGGATTTTTTGTTGATGATTTTTCAGATACAAAATCGCAACTCAAAAAGACAATAGTAAAAAACAGTATTGATGTTAAAAATTCTGAATTAAGACCTACTCCATATACAACTTCGATCGATTTACTTCTAGGATCAACATCATTTGTTGGAATTGACGGAGTATATGATCCGACAGCAGATCTTGGATATGTTACAGACTTAATTGGTACTGGCATTAGAAGAACTGGAGATGTAATAACCCTAGATTACACTGAAGTATTAGAGATTGATCAACCATACGGAACAAGAGTAGAAAGTGTTGCACCATATAGAGTTGCTTATTATAATGGAACTATAGAATTGACACCTTCTTCAGACATTTGGGTAGATACTGTAAGATTAGAATCAAACAATATTAATGTTCAAGGAAATTATACGGAAACTTTCTCTCAAATCAGTTTCTCTGAGTTGGATAAGCAAACTGGATTTAGTCCAGTAATTTGGGGGTCTTGGGAAACTAATTGGACAGGAACAACTAAGCAATCTCAAACAGAAATTGTTGAAGACGAATATGGCAATACATATCAAGAGTCATTTGAGTTAACATTAGCTACTGGATCAGCTGCTAGAAAAGGAATAAGAACAAACACTAAGGCAGAATTGAGTACGGTTTCTCTTGGAGATAAGATTATAAGCACTGATATAATTCCATATATGAGGTCCAGAAATATTGAATTTGTTGCAAAAAGACTGAAACCTTCTACAAGAGTTTATGGATTTTTTGATGGAAAAGATATTAATAAATTTATTGTTCCAAAATTAATCGAAATTCGAATGCAGTATGGAGCATTTTTGGTTGGAGAGACTGTCAAAGGTTATATTGAAGCACAATCTCAAGATACACAAGAAAGTCCTTCAATATCTTTTAGAGTCAGCAAATCTGATCATAGATATGGTCCATACAATAATCCTTCCGATATATACATTTCAAATCCATATAATAGAAATCAATTTTTACCAGCAGAATATTCCACAACTTCAACAACTCTAAATGTAGACACATATAGTCTAGCATATCAATCACAAGGATCATATTTTGGTTACGTTTTATCCGGAATGAAGCTTAAGGGACAAACAAGTGGTGCAGAAGCGATAGTTACGGATGTTAGATTAATTACAGATAATGTTGGAGTTGTAATAGGATCAGTATATATTCCAAATCCAAATATTAATATAAATCCTTCATTTACAACTGGAACAAAATTATTCAGATTGACAAGTAGCAATTTAAATTCTCAAGTTCAGGGAAGTATTACTAGTGCAGAAGAAAAATTCTATTCTGAAGGTAAGGTTAATAAGGCTCAAGAAAATATTCTTTCTTTAAGGAATATTAGAGTTGAAAATCAAACAGTTATTGAATCAACTTCGGTTGTTTCTGATGGTTATACTGTTGTTGAAACTACTCCGATCAATGTTCCTACTATTCCACCTTCTTCTACACCCGTAAGTGGAGGAACAGATCCTAAAACACCAATACCACCAGTAGTTGATCAACCGAAACCACCAGTAGCACCAACAACTGGAGTAGAATATCTACTAACTATTTCAAAAGGTACTGGAAACACTACTGCAGTTGAACTTCAAACTGTTACATATCAAGGAAAACAATATAATTATGCAGAACTTGAAGCTAAGAAAGACATCTCAACAAAAGAAGCTAAACAGATATTCACTCAACAAGGAGTTACACTCGCCGCAAATGACATAAGATTTGAGAAAAAAACTAGAGATAAAGATATTAGGCAAGGAAAATTAGATGAAAGAATAATAACTGATGAGAAACTGAGTAGAATTCTGAGCGAATCTGGAGTGAAATCTAGATCGTCAGATACTAAAGCTGTTGCAAATGTAAGTAGAACTGGCGGAACTAATAGGTCAGTTACAGTGGGTCAGCAAGTTCAAACTACTCAAAAATCTAAAGACGGATATCTTGGCAAAAATAATAATAGATCTGTTGGTACCAGTATCATTATAGAAGGTGCAAAGGGCGGATCTGGTGGCGGAGACAAGAAATCCGGATCTGGTGGATTTATATCCTCCCCAGGAAATACCTCTACTAGAGGTGGTTCTTCTAGTGGTTCTTCTAGTGGCGGTGGCGGAGGAACAAAAGGTGGATCATCCGGCGGAGCTTCTAAAGGCGGCGGTGGCGGCGGTGGCGGTGGCGGCGGTGGTGGCGGCGGTGGTAACTCCGGCGGTGGTGGCGGCGGTAAAGGCGGCGGCGGCGGCGGCGGTGGCGGCGGCGGTGGTGGCGGCGGTGGCGGTGGCGGTAAAGGTGGTGGCGGTGGTAAAAGGTAGTACCTAGTCACCGATTAACAAAACACCGTGATACCTAAAACAAACCGTAGAAACGCTGAAAACTTCATTTTAGATTAAAAAATAAATAATTAGTAATAATAAACTTGAGTAAAATCAACAGATAAAAAAATGAAACTAGTAGACCCATTAGCACAATCTTTTTATGTAGAACCAAAGAGTGGAATATTTGTAACTTCTGTTGATCTTTATTTTTTCTCTAAGGATCCCGAACTTCCAATAACTGTCCAATTAAGACCCATGTACCTGGGGTTCCCAACAAATAAAGTATACCCATTTAGCGAAGTTGTAGTTGACGCCAAAGATGTTAATGTTTCAGATGATGGGTCTGTAGCAACAAAAGTGACCTTTAAATCGCCAGTTTATTTGTCAGGATCAGAATTTCATTGCATATGCTTACTATCAAATTCAAGTGAATATTTGGTATGGTTATCTAGATTGGGAGAAATCGACACAGAATCCCAAACTCAGCTAGAATCAAAACAAATTGTAGTAACAAAACAACCACTATCGGGATCTATTTTCAAATCTCAAAATGGAATCACTTGGAATTCAAGTGATTTTGATGATCTTAAGTTTAAACTCTATAGAGCTAGTTTTGGTATAAGCGGCGATGTAAATTTCTATAACTCAGATTTGTCTATTGGAAATAAAGAGGTAGCGCAACTTGTAAAAAGACCATTATCTTTAAGTTCAAGAAAAGTTAAGGTTGGTTTAGGAACTACTTTATCAGTAAGCAATCTACCCACATTAGGCAATACAATTGTTCAAAAGAATTCCAGCGTAACAGGAAACTATGTTGGATATGCCGGATCTTGTAGTGGAAATTTGACGATAGTTAATTCTGGCATAGGATATACACCTTCATCGGGAAATAGAACTTTTACCGGAGTTGCTTTAACAAGCGTAACTGGTACTGGCAAGAATGCAACTGCAAACATTCACATTTCAAATGGCGTTGCTGTTGCTGCAACAATCCAATCTGGCGGAACTGGGTATATTATTGGAGATTTATTGTCAGCAAATCAAATTGGAAATGATACATTAGGAAGAAATATCAGATTATCTGTGAGTTCTTTGTCAGGAATCAACGAACTTATTGTCGATCAGGTTCAAGGAGAATTTCTGACTGGTGTTGGAAATACTTTACAATATATAAACAACTCCGGAGTAACTACAGACTTAAAGCAAACAGCGGCTAATATTCTAGCAAACTCAATTGAACTTCAAAGTGATGGTTTGCATATTAAAGTAAATCATAAAAATCATGGAATGCATTCACCAACGAACACTGTATCAATTTCAAACGTTCGCCCAGATACAGTACCCACAAAACTACTTTCAAACTATGATTTATCTTCTACCACAGATATCTTAGTTGAGGACGAGGGTTCATTTACATTCTTTGAAAATGTTGGTGTTGGGACAACAAATTTGGGATATGCAAAGATTGGAAATGAGATTATTTCATACTCTGGAACTTCTGTAGGATCCTTGACTGGAATAACAAGATCTGTAGATCAAACTATTACAGCGTCTTATGTCTCAGGAACCGAAATATACAAATATGAAATCGGATCAGTTTCGCTAAGAAGAATTAATAAAGATCATGTACTCGAAGATTCTGCAGTTGATGAATCAATTGGACTTGACCATTATCATATAAAAATAGATATGAGCTCTAATGGTATTGATAGATCTACAGGTTCCAGTTTCCCTAAATTATATTTGAATGAAACAAAATCTGCAGGAGGATCTAGAGTTAATGCATCACAGAATATACAGTATGAAATTATTAGACCAAATATTGAAACATTAAACTTAAATGGAACTAAAATTAATGCTTCGATAAGAACTATTAGTGGCACAAGTGTAAGTGGAAATGAAGAATCTTTTGATGATCAAGGATTTGAACAAATTAATTTAAATGCTAATAATTATCTCAATTCGCCAAGATTAATATGTTCAAAAGTAAATGAAAATAGCAAATTAACCACTCTACCAGGTAAAAAATCATTTACTTTGAATATGAGGTTATTGACGGCAAATACTTATATTTCTCCTCTCATAGATCTTCATAGAGCTGGTATGATACTGACATCAAATAGAGTTAATGATGTTATAACAGATTACGTTGAGGACGAAAGAGTGTCTACTCTAAAAGACGATCCAACAGCATTTGTTTATGCAACAAAACCAATTTCACTAGAAACACCAGCAACTTCTATCAAATTGTATGTAAACGCATATGTTAATGTGGATAGTGATATCAGAGCTCTTTTTGCTATTGCAAATGACCCCAAAGAAGAAATGATTTATTATCCATTCCCTGGATATGATAACCTTTCATCTTCAGGAGAAAATTCTATTTCTCCAAGTCCAGAAATTGTCAAAAAAGTCATTGATAGATCAAAAAATAGCGGAAGACCTGATAGAAAGAGACCAAAAAGTACTAAAACTGGATTTTTCAGCAAACAGTTGGAGTTTATAGAACATGAGTTTACTATAGATCAACTGCCAGCATTTAGGTATTTTAGTGTTAAATTATTAGGAACTTCAACAAATCAAACTTATCCACCAAGATTTAGTCAACTGAGAGTTATTGCACTTGCATAATTAAGTATAATGTCACATATAAAAGTAAAAGGTAATGTGAGTTATGTGAGAGATGAGGACAGTGGTGCTATTCTAAATACAAATATTTCAGAATATCAAACATACTTACATCAAAAAGCATTAAAAGAGTTAGAGTCACAAAAAATAAAAAATTTGGAAGTTGACGTTAATTCAATAAAAAGTGACTTGCATGAAATTAAAAATTTATTAAGGAGTTTTTTAAATGAATCCTAATAGTATTGAGTTAGAAAGTATTAATAAGTTATTTGAATATGAGAAAATTTGTAGGGAGATAGATAGTATAGAAGATATTGAGAAAATAAAATTAATGCTTAAGTGCTACTTAAAATTATATCTAAAACAACAAGAGATCGTTTGTAACCTATAAAAAAATGGCACAACCAAACACAAGACAAGAATTAATTGATTATTGCAAAAGAAAGTTAGGTTATCCTGTTTTAGAAATTAATATTGCAGATGAGCAGATTGAGGATTTGGTAGACGACGCTATACAACTTTTCCAAGAGAGACATTTTGATGGAGTTTATCCAACTTTCTTTAAGTATAAGATAAATCAAAATGACATTGATAGAGGAAGGGCAAAAGTTGGTGGAGTTGGTATTGCAAGCACAAGTGCAACAGCAAATATAGTTGGAACCTCAACAACATTTACATACTATGAAAATAGTAATTATTTACAAATTCCACCATCTGTAATAGGCGTTAACAAAATTTTTCATTTTGACGGAGCTAATAGTATAACACATAATATGTTCAGTGTTAAATACCAATTATTCCTAAATGACATTTATTATTGGGGAGCAACTGAACTTTTAAGTTATGCAATGGTTAAAACTTATCTTGAAGATTTAAATTGGCTATTGACAACTCAAAAGCAGATAAGATTCAATAAAAGGCAAGATAGATTATATTTGGATATAGACTGGTCAAGTGTTAGCGTGGACACATATTTTATTGTTGATTGCTACACGACACTAGATCCAAATGATTATGGCAGAGTTTGGAATGATTCTTTCCTCAAACCGTATCTAACTTCATTAATTAAGAAACAATGGGGACAAAATCTAATTAAATTTCAAGGTGTAAAATTACCCGGTGGAGTTGAATTAAATGGCAGACAAATATACGATGACGCACAGAGAGAAATTGATGTTTTAATGGATAAAATGTCAAGCACCTACGAATTACCTCCACTAGACATGATAGGTTAATGTCATATGCTAAATCCATTTTTTCTCCAAGGTTCAAAAAGTGAGCAAGGTCTAATACAAGACCTCATAAATGAGCAATTAAGAATGTATGGTGTAGAAATATGCTATGTTCCCAGAAAATATATAACAAAAAAAACAGTAATAAAGGAATTAATAGAGTCTGAATTTACTAGTGCGTATCCTTTGGAGGCATATGTAAATACGTATGACGGTTACGGTGGTGCAGGAACTTTACTATCAAAGTTTGGTGTTCAACCAATTAATGAGTTGTCTTTAGTAATCTCAAGAGAAAGATTTGAATCTTATATTACTCCCCTAATTAATAGTCAACCAAATATTGAACTCTCTTTGAGACCGAAAGAAGGAGATTTAATTTATTTTCCTTTAGGTGATAGGTTGTTTGAGATAAAGTTTGTAGAACACGAAAACCCATTTTATCAATTACAAAAAACTTACGTATACGAATTGACCTGCGAATTATTCATATACGAAGACGAGATTATTGATACCGGTATAGAAGAATTGGATAATAATATTGTTGAGTATGGTCAAGTTCAAACAATATCCCTAGTCGGAGTAGGATCAACTGCAGTTGCAACATCGCATATTGTAAATGGTGGTTTAAGAACCATAACAGTAACAAATAGGGGAGAGGGTTATGAAAGTGTTCCAGTCGTAGCTATATCCTCAGCACCATCTGGTGGTATTAATGCAACAGGAATTGCAACAATGATAGGAAATATTGTCAATTGCAATGGTTCAAAATCATTGAGAGTTCAGGGTGTTGATATTATCAATGCTGGTGCAGGATACACAGTAGCTCCCAACGTTGTTTTTGTTGGTGGTGGAGGAGTTGGTGCAGCTGCAACAACTACAATAGGAAACGGAATTGTTGGATCTATAACTTTAATTTCCGGAGGATCTGGATATTTTACAGCTCCTACGGTTACTGTTAGTGGGCCAACTGGAGTAGGAGATACAACTAAAGCAATTGCCACAATAGATTCTTCCGGCAAAGTAACTTCAATTAGAATAAGGGATAGTGGTTATGGATATACTTCAAATCCAACAGTATCATTCTCCTCACCAGACATGATAGGCATTGGAACTTATCTGTTCAATGAAGAGGTGGTGGGAAGTGTTAGTGGAACTAAAGCAATAGTTAGATCGTGGGATTCAACTACAGCAAAATTAAAGATATCAAATGTTACAGGTACGTTTAAATTGGGAGAATTGCTTGTGGGGTCAACAAGTAATGCTTCATATAAAGTAAGTAATAGTCCAATAGATGAATTTAGTGATCCATATGCTCAGAATGAAGAGATAGAAACCGAGTCAGATGCAATATTTGATTTTACCGAAAGTAATCCATTCGGCAATGCATAACATTTTTTATTAGTATAAATAAGTTACAATTAGAATGATTAATCATTAATAGGTACGAGAGTAAAAAATGTTTGAATATTTTTATCACGAAATTTTAAGAAAAACAATTATTGGATTCGGATCCCTATTTAATGAATTAAGAATAAAACATAAAAATGATCAAGATCAAACAGTAAGTGTCATTAAGATTCCTCTTGCATATGGACCAACACAAAAGTTTTTAGCAAGACTTGAGCAGGTTCCGGATCTGAATAAGCCAATACAAATTACAGTGCCAAGAATGTCATTTGAGTTGACAGGAATATCATATGATTCTACAAGAAAGGTATCCACAGTTCAAACATTTTTGACAAGTTCTGTTTCAAATCAGAGTGATAAAAGAAAGGCATACATGCCAGTTCCATATAATTTATACTTTGAATTGAGCATATTTACAAAATTAAATGATGATATGCTACAAATAGTGGAGCAAATTTTACCATATTTTCAACCCTCGTATAATTTGACTATAGATCTTGTTGATGAAATTGGCGAAAAACGTGATGTGCCAATTGTACTTGAAGGTATTCAAATGCAAGATAATTACGAGGGTGATTATTCTTCCAGAAGAATTTTAATTTATACTTTAAGATTTACTGCAAAAACTTATCTATTTGGACCGGTTTCCGGATCAGTTTCTTCCGACATTATCAAAAAAGTATCTATTGGATATGTTGCTGGAGATACCACAAAAACACCTACAAGAGAAATTACATATTTGGTCGAACCTAGAGCAACAAAGAGTTATACAAATAATAATATAACTAACTTATCGCAAGATATAACAGCAGAACAAACAACCATAAACGTCGAAAATACTTCATCAATACTTGAAGGTGATTATATAGTGATAGATCAAGAAGAGATGTATGTAAAATCAGTTTCTGCAAATACGTTAAAGGTTGTACGTGGATCAGATTCAACCATTACCTCTCCACATGTCCTTGGATCTATCATAAACAAAATTACTCAAGCAGATAATGAATTAATTCAAGTTGGAGATGATTTTGGGTTTGATGATTCAATAGCATAACAATGAAAATGACAAAAAAATTTGAACATTTAAATAATACATTCAATGTTTCCAGTGATATTGTAGATGTAGATGTGGAAATTGAAAATTCATTAGAAATAGAAAAAGAAAAGAAAGTAGAATCTCCACTTTCTAATGATATAAAAAAAGATTATGAATACACTAGGGGAAATTTATATTCTTTAATAGAAAAGGGACAAGAAGCAATTAATGGAATTTTGGATTTGGCCCATGAAACAGAAACTCCAAGAGCATACGAAGTTGCTGGGCAATTAATAAAAAATGTTGCAGACGCAACAGAAAAATTAATGGATCTCCAAAAAAAATTAAAAGACATTGACGAGACAAAACAACAAAAAGGTCCTACTAATGTTACAAATGCACTTTTTGTTGGATCTACATCTGAGTTGTCAAAATTATTGAAAAAAAGATCTAAAGACGATGATGATAAATAATTAAAAAAACAAATGGCAGTACCAGCAGTCAATATTACAATAGAAAAAGGTGTTGACTTTGAAAACTCATTTACAATATCAAATCCAGATGGATCTGCATTTAATTTATTTGGATATACTGCCGTAGCAAAGATAAAAAAATTTCCTTCAGCAACGATCTCAAAATCTTTTTCAGTTTCTATTACACCAGCGATCGGCAAAATACTTATATCTATGGGCAGCTCTATGACAAGTGAATTGTCCGAGGGAAGAAACTATTATGATATTATAATTATATCCAATGGATATAATCAAAAAACAAGAGTTATTGAAGGAATGGCACTAGTATCACCAACGGTATCTGCATAATGTCTATAGGAAGCATGTCATATAATGTAAAATTCAATAAAACATCGGGGTTTAAAGTAACCAGAGAAAAAGCTATGGCTTCAAATTATTTTCAAGAATTATTGGATGTAACTTTTCCGGGTATATCAAAGGATAATCCAAATTTAAACAAAGACAATTATGTAGTTGTATACGATAGTATATTGAACAAATTTACAATTGTTGACCCAGATGGAGTTCTTTCAGCAGCTTCTACTACATCTAGCGTTCAACCAGGATTACCAGAAGATTTTTTAAATGCATTAGATGCTGACCTTGATAATAGAATTGACGTAGATGGTGGAGTATTCTAGTCAATAAATATTTAAAAGATAGAAAAATATGGCCTCATCACTACTTCGGTTTAAAAGGGGCAATGCTGGAATTGGTGGAACAGTTCCCGCATTAAAACCCGGTGAACCAGCTTTCTCTCTTAATAACTTTGATCTTTTTGTAGGATTCAATACAACAGTATCTGGAAATAAATTTTTCGGTTCTCACAGGTATTGGACAAGAGAAGATGAAAGCACCCGTGGTAGTGGAATAAATCTTGTAGAATCTACAAATAATGGATCAAATTACATAACTCTTGCAGCTCCTGCTTCTGTTGGATCTGCTGTAACTTATTATTTTCCAGCAAACCAAGGAACTGTCGATAGTGTTTTAATCAATGATGGAAATGGAGACCTGTCTTGGTCAACTAACATACCAATTTTAAGTGGAATCGTAACTTTTACAAATGTAGAAGATTCTTATAGTAAAGACAGTGGTGCGGTAATAATTGAGGGTGGTTTAGGGGTAGAGAAGAATGTAAATATAGGCGGAAGTGTAAGTATTGGCAGTAATTTTAATGTTGCTGGAATAGGAACTATTCCAACATTCAATAGCCAATATTCTACTATTGAACATGTAAGAGGTTTAAATTTAAGTTATACTGGAATTGGTACAGTTACCAATTTTAATTCTACAAATTCATATATCAATACTGGCATCGTAACTACTTTGCGAGGTATTGATTTAAACTACAGTGGAATTGGTACAATCGTTACATTCAATTCCACAACCTCAAATATATCAAGTATATACAATTCAAATTTATATTCAAATACCGGTATTGTAACCACTTTAAGAGGAACCAATTTAAATTATTCTGGTGTTGGAACTATTGCCAATGTAGTAGGGACAAACTTAAATTATACCGGAATTGGTACTATTGATGGTACATTTAATGTTGGAATTGGCGGAACTGTAATTTCTACTCTTTCTAATGGGTTTGTTGGCGTCTTAACGACCAATACAAGTGATGATATTACACTATACAAAAATACAAGAATTGCAAATTATGGGTCTGGCGCAAAATTAAGCGTAGGTAGAATAACAAGTGGATTAGATTCCACGCCCGGAAGTTTATTTTATCCAGAATCCGGTACATTAATAACAAATTCCACAAATGGTGGATATTATTTGAACAATCTTGGAACTTTGGTTTGGTATGTCGATTACAACGGAAATCAGTATAATAAGGGATTCGTTAGAGTTGGTCCAACAACAAATGCAACCAATATTACTTTAGATCCAAATGGTAATATTTCCGCAGCAGGAATATCCACATCATTTTCTGTAAGTATTGGATCGACCCAAGTAATTAGTAATGAAAGACAACTCCAAAATATACTGTCTTTAGATGCTATTACTATTAGTACAATTGAAACTGCGGTTTCAAATGCACCTAACACATTCACTGATCTAAAAATAAGTGGTATCTCCACATTTATTGGCATAGCAACGTTTGCTTCAGGAATACACGTTGTTTCTGGAGTAACTACACTCGGAGTAACTACTGCAACAGATTTAACACTACAAAATTTAAGAGTAAGTGGATTAGGAACTATTGCAACTCTTGATGGTACCACAGCAAATATAACTAATGCAAATATTGTAAGTGGAATAGTTACTACTCTCGCAGGTACTAACTTAAATTATTCCGGAATAGCGACCTTACCAACAATTGATGGAACCACCGCAGATTTTGTAAACCTTTACTCTAATGTTGGTGTAGTAA